GTTTTCTAAGGGCAGTTTATCTGCCCTTTTTTTTGTATAAATACTAATATGGCAACACCAACTAACAAATCTTATTTACAACCAACATCCTTTAAGTTGTTGATCCCCAGATTACCAACTGTAGAATACTTCTGTACAGCAGTTACAGTACCAGACATAAGTTTCTCTGAAGCAATCTTTGCCACTAACATTGGTGTGAATGCATACTATCCTGGAGATAAGATAAGTTTTATGGACTTAAACATCACATATCTTGTGGATGAAGATCTAAAAAACTACAAAGAGGTATATGATTGGATGCGTGCCATTACTCCTGCAAATGATCCTGAAACTTTCAAAGCATTGACAGGAACTACTTCTAGTTCTACTAATGCTTATACAGGCACAGGTTCTGATTTAGAGCAGTATGAAGATATCACACTGGTTATCAATACCAACAAGAATAATCCAAATAAGTTTATGAGATTTTATGATGCCTTCCCCATAGCATTGGGTGGGTTTCAAATGTCTAGTGAAAGTACAGATGTTGCTACTCTAACATCTAACATCAGTTTTAGGTTTACATACTTCAACATCTCTGACAACTCGTAAATCACCTTTACAACACGTGATAAATATAGTACAATATACTTGAGGATATATAATGATACTTGAAGAATTTCCACGCGAAACTAAAAACTTTGAAACCATATCTAAAAAGGGTGAAGAAGCACCTTTAGCAAAACAATGGTTTAAAGAATTTCCTGGAGCATGTAGGTATGTTCCACTCAAAACTGTAGATTCTCGTATTAACAATGGGAGACCAGATACACATACTAGAATCAGAGATTACTTTGCATTCAAAAACAAGTATGATGTAATTGGATCTACATTACCCCATAGAACTGAAGAACAGAATAGGATGTATCATTTCAATAAGATGCATTATCTTATTCATAATATCAAAAGCAATGGTTTAGAATATCCACCACAAGGTGTGTTGACTTATGATGCTAGTAAGAATCATCAGTTATCCTTTTCTTATCATGTACATCCAGGAACAGGTAGAGTAAACGCACTTAGATGGTTAGACTGGAATCCTAATGTTATAATTTGGGATCCTTACGAACTATTCCGAGAGTATCCTGCTTTAGACTTTGAAATGTATTGTGATATCTTTTGGCAAAACCATGTGCACAAAGAAGGTGAGTTCTCATTAGACTTTCTTGTGAATGGAGGAGGATGGGGTAATTTAGAATGTTTCCAAACTATAAACTACCAAGTCAATTACGATGATCATTATGCTAAGATAAAGCATATGTTCGAAAAGAAACCAACTCTGTACATTGGGTATGACAGCAGACATGGTACAGCATCAAAAGCATGCGAAAGATCAATCAATAAGTGGTCGCATCCTTTTATCATCAAATATCTTGATGTATCGCAAATACCTGAATACACTAGAGAGTATGCTAACCAATCAACTGAGTTTACATATAGTCGCTTCCTAATTCCTCATCTAGAAAATTATGAGGGCATAAGTTTATTCTGCGACGATGACTTTGTTTTCCTACAAGATCCGACTCCACTCATCATGTCAGTTAATCATGATGAAGCAGTATCTTGTGTAAAGCATGACTTCAGTGATAAAGGTTATCGCCAGAAACTAGGAAACGAAAAGGATGTTTGGTATCCTAAGAAGTTATGGTCAAGTCTCATGGTATTCAATAATGCTCATGAAGATTGCAAGAAATTGACACCAGAAGTCATTAATACTGAGTCTGGTCAATACTTACATCAGTTCCAATGGACTAATGCCAATAAGATTGGTGCTATTCCAGATAGATGGAATTGGTGCGAGGGTTATAGTGATGAAGCAAACTTTTACAAAGCAGGTGCTGTTCACTTTACAAGAGGTGGTCCATGGATAAAAGACATGGACTGTAAACACATTAAATATAAAACTATACATGAAATCTTTAGAATCGATCAAGAGCGAATGGACAGAGGAATGTTCCATCAATGATATTGAGTTAGATGTCTCATCTTTAGACGTCCCTCGACTTCATGCTAAATACTCAGAATACTTAACTGATTGGAAGTTGGTTGAGAAAAAATTGAATTTGAAATACAAAGAACTGCTTAAGAACAAGTGGTTATGGTTCAATGGCAAACTATCACAATCAGAGATCGAAGATCTTGGTTGGGATTATGATCCTTTCAATGGACTTAAGATTATGAAAGGTGATTTCAATTACTTCTTCGAAAGTGATAAAGATTTGCAAATTATGAAAAACAAATTAGACATTGCCAAGATTACTATAGAATACATTTCTGAAATTATTGATATGTTAAAGTGGAGACACCAAACTATCAAGAACATTATAGAGTGGCGAAAGTTTATGGCTGGTGCTTAATGATATTAAACAATTATTTTTATAAGATTCCAGGTGCTTTTACAGCAGAAGAATGTGATCAGTTTCATGAGTTAGCAAGACACATACAGTTGGGTACAGGTAAAGTCGGACTAGGAAAACATGATCCCGACATGAAAGACGAAGAAGATCTAGTAGATTTTAGATCTCGTAAATCTGTAACAGGTTGGTTCGAACCAGCAAAATTACCTGAGCATCTAATGGGTAAGATAGTTGAAATGACTAATCGTGCTAATCAGGAAGGTGGCTGGAACTTTGATTTATGTTACCAAGAGAACTTACAATACACCATTTATAATGGTGCACCAGTCGGTGAGAAAGGTGGTTATTATCACTGGCATGCTGATCATGGTGGAGAAGTAGGAGATGATGGTAGGCATAGAAAATTGTCTTGGGTCATTCAGTTGACCGATCCCCAAGAATATGAGGGTGGTAATTTTCAATTCATAGAACCCTGGAAACAGTTCTGGGATCTAGGCAGAGATGGTGGTCGTACAGAATTTGATTTAGATTCTATGATTGCTACTGTACCATGGTCGTGTAAAGCAAAGGGAACATTCTTAGCATTCCCTTCTTTTTTATTTCATCAAGTGACACCTGTATTAGCAGGTACACGCATTTCATTAGTTGGATGGGTACAAGGTTTCCCATATAGATAATGAAAGTAAAACTAACCAAAGTGGACGAAGTCCATATGGTAATTGATGCTGACGATAGCATCTATCGCGAATTGTTTGACTTCTTTTCTTTTGAAGTTCCTGGAGCAAAATTCATGCCAGCAGTTCGCAATCGTTTCTGGGATGGATACATCCGTCTATTCAATATCAAAACCCATAAGATCTATATGGGTTTATTCCCTTACATCTATCAATTTTGTAAAGAACATAACTATGAATTAGAAACCGATGGTCTAGTAAACTATGCAGAGAATCGCACACTTGAAGAAATCAAAGAGTGGGCAAAAACTTTAGATCTACCCTTTGAACCCAGAGACTATCAGTTAGAAGCAATACAAAGGGCAGTATCTAAGAATAGAAGATTGCTAGTATCACCAACTGCTAGTGGTAAGTCTTTGATCATATACATGCTTCACAAATGGTATGAGCATAAAAAGGCAAGAGCAACAGGTGATGATGATTGTAAAACATTGATCATCGTACCAACCACTTCATTGGTTGAGCAAATGGCAAAAGACTTTGCGGAATATGGTTATGATCAACCCATATGTAAGATCTATTCAGGTCAAGAACACTTCGATGCTAATGTGACTATATCTACATGGCAATCTTTTAGTAAAGCACCCAAAGAATGGATGAACCAATACGATGTAGTGGTGGGTGACGAGGCACACTTGTTTAAGGCAAAGACACTTACAAGTATCTTAGAAAAGATGAAGAATGTCACTTACAGGTTTGGAACTACAGGTACATTAGATAACAGTCAAGTGCATAGGTTACAATTAGAAGGATTGTTCGGACCATTCACTCAGGTGGTATCTACCTATGATCTGATGGAAGAAGGAACAGTTGCTAAGTTGGGCATACATTGTTTGATTTTAAATCATCCTAAGCAACCCAAGATGACCTATCAAGAAGAGATGGACTATATAGTATCTAATGAGAAACGAAATAAGTTTATCATCAATCTAGTAAAAAGTTTAAAAGGGAATACATTAGTTCTATTCCAATATGTAGAGAAACATGGAGTTGTTCTTTACAATCTATTACAACCAGAACTAAAGGAGAGATTACATTATGTTTATGGTGGAACTGATGCGAAAGATCGCGAGCAAGTTAGAGGATTGGTTGAGAAGAGTAGAGATGCTTGTATACTTGCATCCTATGGGACATTCTCTACTGGGATTAATATTCGTCGTATTGATAATATTGTATTTGCTTCTCCAAGCAAATCTAAGATAAGGAATCTGCAAAGTATCGGTAGAGGACTGCGTATAAGTGACGATAAGACTGAAGTTAAATTGTACGATATTGCTGACAATCTTAATGGTGATAACTACACGATTCGTCACCTTCGAGATCGTATAAATATCTATACAACTGAAGGATTTGATTACCAAATACATGAAATCAAACTATGAAGCAACCCCAAAAAGATACGAAGTGATCAGGTTTAAGAACGGACAAGAAATAGTTGGTATGGTAAGGGAAAGAGATTCTGGAGGTTGGATTCCACAGAGGGGTATAGAAGTATGGGCACCCATGTCTGTATCCTTATCGTCAATGCCTGACAACAAAGAAACGATCGCAAACTTTATGCCTTTTACAGCATTGGCAGAAGAAGCAGTGCTATTCTTTAAAGAAGAAGATATTCTGTTTAGAGCAATAATGAATCCAGAATACATAAAACTATATGATGCCGCAGCAACAGAATGGATGAACATTTTAGAAAAACGAATATTAAACCCTATTTCACAACAGACTGGACAAAAACGAGTCAGAGATTACTTAGATAAGACCGCAAGATCACTAGCAGAGGAAATATTGCTCAATGATGAAACTGTGGATGATATCCAATCTAAATCGAAACGATTTGAAGATAGAGTCTTAACTGATGATGACAAAATACATTAATGGCATATTCAAATAAAGTAGTAGATAGATTTGAGGATGTGCTGAAAAACCCAGAAGCATTTTCCGTCGGACGATTCGATCCTAAAGATCAGAATGTTGGTACAGGTATGGTAGGAGCACCAGCATGTGGTGATGTCATGAGACTACAGATCAAATGCCAACCCTACAACAACACCTATATAATAGAGGATGTGAAGTTTAAAACCTATGGGTGTGGATCAGCGATTGCTTCCTCTTCGGAACTCATTGATATGCTTATAGGTAAAACACTAGAAGAAGCAAAAGAAATCAAAAACAAAGACATCGCAAATGCCCTGTCTTTACCTTCCATTAAGATCCACTGCAGTGTACTAGCAGAAGATAGCATTAGACGTGCTATTGAAGACTTTGAATCGAAACTATAGATAGTCCATATATAATATACTCCACCCTCTGGGGCATATTAATTGTACTACGACTTTTGTAATCCGCATAGTGGGTTTTGAAAAAAAGATAGAGTTTTTTTATACGATGAAAATTCCAAAAACACCTTTACAAAACACTGTATTTACAATATGATAGTTATATTGTAGGAGAAATACATGGCGAAAGTTGCCCCAATACATTATGTTAATAATAAAGAGTTTACTCAAGCAATCATTGAGCATAACCAATCAGTCAAAGAAGCGATAGCAAAAGACAAAACACCACCAAGAGTGACAGAGTACATTGGTGAGTGCATCTATAAGATTGCTACTCGTTTATCTACTAGACCTAACTTCATCAACTATACCTATAGAGATGAAATGATTTGTGATGGCATAGAAAATACTTTACAATACATCAACAATTTCAATCCTGAGAAATCAGCGAATGCTTTTGCTTATGTAACACAGATTTGCTACTATGCATTCTTAAGAAGAATACAAAAAGAGAAAAAGCAATCCAAGATTAAACAAAAACAAATAGAAAATGCTGGTGTAGACTTTGCAACCTATGCTACTATAGATGGTGTAGAAGATCCAGCATTTGTAAACTCAGCAGTAGAATGGATGAAAGAAAACATGCTTTCTGAAGATACTGCTTATGACACTCGTAAAGCGAAAAAAGAAAAGAAAGGCAAACTAGACAAATTTGTAGATGAAGATAGCGATTCTTAATGATACACATGCTGGGGTAAGAAATGACCTCCAAGCAATGGGTGAGTATCAGGGAAGATTCTATAATGAAATCTTTTTCCCATACTTAGACGAACACGATATCAAACATATCATTCACTTGGGTGATTACTTTGATCGTCGGAAGTTCATCAATTTCAAATCATTAGCAACTAACAAAGCACATTTCATTGATCCCATGATAGAGAGGGGGATTACGATGGATTTGATACTTGGTAATCATGATACATTCTATAAGAATACCAATGAGATCAATGCACCTGAGTTGCTACTATTCAAACACGATAATATCAAAATTGTTGCTGACCCAATCGTTAAAGAGTACGATGGGTTTGAAATAGGGTTAGTTCCTTGGATATGCCCTGACAACTATGATAGAAGTATCGACTTTATCAAAACATCTACTGCTACTACATTAATGGGTCACTTTGAAATCGCAGGTGCTATTATGATGCCAGGAATGGCATGCCCTCATGGACTTGACTTTAAACTGTTTGATCGATATGACAGTGTATTGTCTGGTCACTTTCATCATAAGTCACTACAAGGTAATGTAAGATATCTAGGATCACAAATGGAGTTTACATGGTCAGACTTTGGTGATGAAAAACATTTCCATGTATTTGATACTGAAACAGCAGAACTCTCTTCAGTAAAAAACCCATTGAAGATGTTTAACAAAGTCTTTTATGATGATGTTGAAATGAAACATGATGACTTATTGTCACAAGATTTTAGTGAGTTGCAAAACACCTTTGTAAAGGTGATTATCGTAAACAAAGAAAATCCATATACATTTGACTTGTTTATGGAAAAGGTTAATGCAGAAAACCCTGTTGACCTTAAAGTGGTTGATGACAACCATCACATGGATATGTTGAGCGATGATGATGTATCGGATGCTGAAGATACACTTACCATACTGACTAAGTATGTTGACTCGCTAGATATCAATGGGGATAAGAGCAAACTAGATACTTTGCTTAAGACCCTGTATAATGAAGCACTTGAACAAAACAATTATCTATGATTACATTTAAGAAAGTTCGTTGGAAGAACTTCCTTTCAACAGGTAATACATTTACTGAAGTTGATCTAAACAAACATGGCACCACACTTATCGTTGGTGAAAATGGTGCTGGTAAATCTACCATTCTAGACGCACTTTGTTTTACCTTATTCAATAATGGATTCCGAAATGTTAAGAGGGATCAGTTTGTTAACTCAATCAATAAGAAGGATATGCTTACAGAGGTTGAGTTTACCATAGGAAGTAAAGAATACTCGGTAAGACGAGGGCATAAACCATCTATCTTTGAAGTGTACTGTAATGGTACAATGCTTAATCAAAACGCAAACAAAGCAGACTATCAGGAAATCCTAGAAAAGGATATTCTTAAGATGTCACATAGATCATTTACTCAGGTCGCAGTACTTGGTTCTGCTAACTTTACCCCATTCATGCAGTTGAAAACATACGAGAGAAGAAGAATCGTAGAAGATCTACTAGACATTAGAATCTTTTCAGTCATGTATGATATAGTTA